CTTGGGGAACACAATTCCTTTGGGCAGGTGGTACAGCACCAACATTATCAACAGCTGCTAATGCTGTAGATAGAATAGATTATGTCGTTGTAGCAGCTGATAAAATACATTGTGTGGCTAGTTTAGCATTAGATTGATATGTTTGATACTTTAACACGGATGGGTGCTAGTGGTGCATCTGATGAGTGGTCTATTGAAAGATCACTGAGAATTGATGATGGATCTAATTCTTATCTAAGTTGGACTCCAAGTTCTACAGGTAATCAAAAAGTATGGACTTGGAGTGGTTGGATTAAAAGAGGCTCAATAGGTAAACATTGTGCTATCCTTACTTGTGATATGCACTCTGGGGAACATAATAATGGTATTATAGAATTGGCTTTTAGTAATACTGATAATCTATATACTTATTTTGATACATCAGGATCTAATCCATATGGAGCAGTAAGTAGTGAGACCTTTAGAGATGTTTCCGGATGGTATCACATCGTATGGAAAGTTGATGCAGCTAATACAGAACAACAGATATGGGTTAATGGTAACGAAATTAGTACAGCTTCAGGAAATAACCCACCAGATTATTCCTATGCAATAAATAAAGCTAGTCATATTATGACAATGGGAGCTGCTGCATGGGAAGGTGTTACAGCTAATTCTGATATGTATTTAGCTGAAGTTCACTATTGTGATGGTCAAGAATATCAAGCATCAGATTTTGGTGAAACCGATGCAACAACAGGTCAATGGGTTCCTAAAGAAGTTGATGGTATTAATTATGGTACTAATGGATGCTATCTAAAATTCTCAGATAACTCAAATACAACAGCAGCTACATTAGGTAAGGACTATTCTGGAAATGGTAATAACTGGACTCCTAATAACTTCTCAGTTTCAGCAGGTGTAGGTAATGATTCGTTTGAAGACACACCTCAGAATAATTGGTGTACATTAAATCTTAATGATAAAGGTGATGTAACTGTGTCTAATGGTAACTTAGTTACTAATGTTGGATCAGGTTTTAAAAATGTTAGATCAACATTCTGGGTAAATACTGGAAAATGGTATTGGGAAGTTGTATGTGATGATGCTGGAGAGGGTTTTGTAGGTATTTCTGGTCAACATGAATTGACTAATAATAGGGGTGCTATGTATGATGATGATTCATTTAATATCAGAACTGCTAATGGTAATAAATATCTAGGAGATGGTAATGATTCATCTTATGGATCAGCTATCTCTGATGGTCATGTAGTAATGGTAGCTTTAGACTGCGATGCAGGTAAAGCATGGATTGGATCACAAGGTACATGGTTTAATTCAGGTGACCCAGCAGCAGGTACAAATCCAGGAAAAACTGGTATATCAGATGTTGTAACACCTTCAGTCTCTTTGTATGATAATGAAGATTATACAATGAACTTTGGTGCTAATATGGATTTTGCTCATACACCACCAACAGGGTTTAAGAAACTAAATGCATCAAATATAGCAGACCCAACTATTGTAAAGTCTAGTGATTACTTTAAGACTGTTCTTTATACAGGTAATGGTGCTTCTTCAAATGCAATAACAGGTGTTGGGCATCAACCTGATTTAGTTTGGATAAAAGCAAGATCAGCTGCTTATAACCATAGAATTTATGATGATATAAGAGGTGTTAATGCAGCTTTCTTAGCAGATACTAATGCTGCAGAAGATCAATACTCAGGTTATGGTCAGTTTAAATCATTTGATAGTGATGGTTTTACTGTTGGTAATGGTACTTCAGAAGGACATGGTACTAATACAAATGGAGTAACTCATGTAGCTTGGAGCTGGAAAGAATCTGCAACAGCAGGTTTTGATATAGTTTCTTATACAGGTAATGGTTCAAGTGGACGACAAGTAAGTCATAACCTTGGTGTTACTCCTCAAGTAATGATGGTTAAAAAGAGAAATGGAGATGAAGACTGGATCGTCTATTGTGGTGATTTAGTAGGTACAAGTGGCGGTTGGATGAAGTTAAATGAAAATGGTACGCCAAATGGACATTCTTCTGGATTTAATGGAGATGAACCTACTTCAAGTGTATTTACTCTTGGAAGTCATAGTAGAACAAATGAAGATGGAGCTACATATATAAATTATTTATTTAGTTCTGTAAAAGGATTTAGTAAAATTGAATTGTATCAAGGTAATGGTAATACTGGAGCAGATGGTGTATTCATAGGAACAGAATTTAGACCTAGCTTAGTGATAGTTAAATGTATAGGAGCAGACGAACATTGGAATATTCCTGTATTTTCAACAAGCGGTGGTCACACTAATGGTATTGTTAAAACTGTTTCTCCTAACTTAAGTACAGCTGAAAGAGATATGGATAATAATCCAGCTGTAGATTTATATGCTAATGGATTTAAAGTAAGAACAAGTGATAATAACTATAATAATAGTGGTGAATATTTCTTATTCATGGCATTTGCTGAATCACCTTTTAAATATTCTAATGCGAGGTAAAAAATGGCATTTAAACTAGATGACAAAACATTACCAGTTGATGTCGCTTTTACATCAAATGGGATAAACTACCCAGCGAATTGGTTACGACTAACTACACTGGATGAGAAAAAAGCAATAGGTATTACTGAAGTAGCAGATCCTACACCTTATGATCAAAGGTTTTATACTGATGCTTCTACTCCTAAATTATTAGATGATAAAACTGTTGATGGTTATAAATATAAAGGTATTAGAGCTTACTGGCTTCAATTACAAAAAGATACAGCAAACAATTATTTAAAAAAATATGATTGGTATATAACTCGTAAAGCAGAGAAAGGTACAGCTATACCAACAGATATTACAACTTATAGAGATGGTATTCGTACTGCTTGTACTACAAGAGAAACTGAGATTACAAATTGTGCTGATATACCTGCTTTAAAAGCTTTAATAGATGGTGGTATTACTAAGTGGCCAGATGATCCAAACAGAGAGAATCTCCCTACCTAAAGCTCTAGATATTCCTCAAATATATTTTAAACCGCCTACAGCGGATGTTCCTGCTTATAAACCTATGATCGTACCACCATCCGATTTAAAGCCACCTGAAGAGGTAAAGGAAGAAGAAACAAAAGAGGAACAACCTGAGCCACCATCTTTAAAGATACCTGTAATAGATATACAAATGCCAATACCTGAAACAGCGGTAGTGGTAACGGCTGTAACAACAGCTGTAGTGGCAGTTGCAACAACTACTGTTACTCAATCATTATTTGAACCTATTAAAAAGAAAGTTCAGAAACAATTACAAGCTAAAGTTAACAAATGGAAGGAAAACCAGAAGAAAAAAAAGGACTCCTCAAAAAACTTAAAGACGGAATAGAGGATCAAGAAGCCCAGATCCAGATTCTCGGAACCTTCGTCAGACTTGGCGTTGTGGTTTGGTCTGGCTTTATAATAACTTTAAACTATGTAGAAATACCTATGGTTAAGAAATCTGGTAACTCAGATATAACCTTTGTTGCATCAGTCTTCACTGGAGCACTTGCAACTTTTGGCTTGACTACTGGTAATAATAAAAAGGGTAACAATACACCCGTAAACTGTCCTATGGTAAAGAAAAAGGAAGAATGAGAAAATGGCTATTACTCTTCCTACTAGCATCACCCTCGGTAGCAAGAGCAGAGTTAGTTACTCCCCAATTCACCCAGGGGTCGATGAACTCAACAACAACAACGACTCAAGAGATCGTAGAAGATATTACGATAACAACTTATGGGTCAGCCTTAAACAAATGGTCTGGGGACAATATAACCCATACCTCAACATCGTCAGGTGGTATAGCGGATTCCGATTCGGTATTCAACATGACAACAGCTGGTTCAGATTTCACTTTAGAAATCATAACAAGAGCCGCAAGTCAGGTACTGGAAGTAACAGAGATAGAAAGAGAAATCGATACTACCTCTACTACGGTATCCTTATCAGTCTTCTCTCAGTAGCACCAGTTCGTGCAGAAGAAGGTGATAAAAATGTATCTAATCCTGTGGCAGCTGCTACTGGGAATGTTACAAATCAAGCTGTACAATTTCAAAACAATGGAGCACCATCCAGACAAGTCATGGGACCAAACATCTCATGTAACGGATCGACAATGACATTCAGCCCATTTTATATGGGTAATCATACAACACCGTTTGATGATGCAATGGATCAACAAAGCTATACTGTGGCTGAGAACTGGGGTTTCCAAATTAATTTTATGGTACCCCTGGATGGTTCTATTGTAGAGAGATGTAAGTCTATAGCAGCTAGACAGGAAGAAAAGATGCAACTTAATTATGAACTTGTACGAATAGATAACTGTGCAAAGCTTCAACAAAAAGGTTTCATGTTAGTTCCTGGCTCACGTATATATCATTTATGCAGTGATGTTATACCTATAGCTGCTTGGCAAAAGGCAACTGCTAAAATTGAAAAATGTAATGCACCACCTAAGCCTTGGTATAAACCTTGGCATAAACCTAAATCTAAATGTAAAATGAGTACATTCACAAAACAAGTAGGGGATAACACTCCGAACTTAGATGGTCCTAATGATCTGCAACCCGCAGTTAAGACCTCTTTTATTCAAAAACAGGAGACCCCTACTCCACCTAAAGTTAAAAAAACAAAGAAGACTACTACTACTAACACTAAAACTACCACTAAAGAATAATCATGTTACTAATCATCAAACCCATCCTTTTCGCCTTCTTGAAGTCAGATTCAGTTAAGAAGCTTGTAGTTGATTTACTAGAAGCTTATGTAGCTAGAACAGATAACAAGCTTGATGATCAGGCACTTAAAATTGTCAAAGAAAAACTATTTAGTTAAATGAAGAAAGCCACTGAAGACCAGTTTAATGAATTACATAGCCTTGTCACACACGAATTCCTACAACGGGTTAAAAGTGGCACCGCTTCAACACAAGACCTTAAAGCAGCTTGTGACTGGCTAAAAATCAATGATATTAGTGGAGTAGCCTTTGAAGGCAGTCCTTTAGATAAACTCGCTAATGTATTACCCAAAGTAGACCCTGAACTCGTAAAACGGAGAATGTATGGCAAAGTCGTCAACGGAAACTTATAGAACCAACGCTAAATCTCGTGCTAAACATGTACGTGATAATAGCCCTGGAGGTAAGTATGCACACTCCAAAAAGTATAAAAGGGAACACTCTAAAGCAAGAAAAGCTTTAGGTATACCAAAAGGTTCTAAACAAGATGCTTCTAAACAATCAGACGGTTCGTATAGAAGAGAAAGTTTAAAAACTAATAGAGGTAGAGGAGGAGGTCAAGGTAAATGATTGAATTGGAAGAAGAAAAAGAGGAGAAGCCGAAAATAAGTAAACAAGAGCAAGGATTTATTAATGCTTATGGTCCTAATTGGAAGAAAACTCTTGGTTATGATGATCACACAGCTCAAGTAGCATTAGATGATAAAGGTGCTCCTGGTTCTTTATTAGGTGATGCTGTAACATTAGGTTTATCTGCTTGGGCTGTTAAAAACCCTCTTAAAGCTGTAGAAGCATTAGGTGCTGATCCAGACGATTTTTCATTAGAAGTAGCAACTCAAAAAGCGTCATTAAATCCAGCTAATCTTACTATAGGAAAAGTACAAAGATTAAAGAAGGGAGTTGAAAGAATTGCTGAAACTGCAGATACGCTTATTTTTGGACCGAAATATAAGCTTGCATACGAAACAGTTAATGTAGATGATGGCTTATTTAAAAGTGTTACAAATTCTATCGTTGAGGTAGGGGTTAAATCTGAGAATGTGTTTGCTTTCAAACGTGCTGCAAGAACTGCAGAAGTTAAGCAGAGAATTGCAGAATCAGAGATTTTTAGACCTAAACAAGTTAAGAAACAAACTTGGGGTAATTATATAGAAAAGTTTGGTGATAAAGATTCTTCATTAGCAGCTGTAACAAAAGCTGAGGAATCTGCAGCTTATTTAAAGAAACATGGTACTTTAAAAGGTAATAAGAATACTTGGACAGCACCAAATGGTGAAGTTTACTATATAAATAATAAAACAAGTAGAGCACAGAAAGCTAGAGGAGAAGTTAACATCGGATTTGATAATCTTAAATCAATACAGAAAACACTTGAAGCTAGATCTGCTGGTGCTAAATTGAATGAAAAGTTGATTTATGAACTAGCTGAAACAATGCCAGGATGGGATAAAGCTAAAGCTGCTAGATACATAGAAGAATCTAAACAAGCTAAAAGGACTCTAGAACATTTAATTAAAGATTTAAATAAAGGTGAAGGTCGTACAATGTGGAGTTTAGGTCATAGAACGGCTGTTAAAGAATTACCTCATAGTGCAGATAGAGCTTTAAATATTGAACTTGAACCTTTAATAGATGTACTTACAAAAGAAGGTCGTAAAATTAAAGGTAATACAGGAAGAGCAGCTAATGATGAATTAGGTGAAATTCTATCAAGAATAACTAATAATCCAACTGATTTAAAAGCTGATATGTTGCATTGGGGTGATGATGTTATAGGTAATTTTATGCCTAGAATGCGTGAAATTACTGATGCTAAAACCTTCTTTGAAGAGATTGTAAAACGAGAAGATTTTATAGCTAAAGCACAAGCTCTCGCTAAAAAAGAAGGCATAAGTCTTCAAGATGCAGCACATGATATCATGAAACCTTTGATGGATAAAACACCAGTAAGTCAACCTCCTTATTTCGAATAAACAATTATGGCAAAAACTGCAACTACAACTAAAAAGAAAAAGAAGAGAAATAGGGATCAATTATTAGCAATGAAAGATCCTAGAGCCTTAACTAATGATGCAGCTGATCTAACTCTTAAAAGATTAGGACTTACTATTCAAGATTTAATTGATAGAGAACAAGGTATGTCAGGTATCAGCGGTTCTGGTACTAGATTTGGACCTGTTAAATTACTTCGTGACAGAGAATGAACGATACCATAACAGCCTTACAGGACGACTTTAAGCTCTTCCTTCAAGCATTATGGAGTCAACTCGACTTACCCTCACCAACCCGTGCACAATATGCAATCGCAGACTATCTTCAAAATGGACCTAAGCGTCTTCAGATACAAGCTTTCCGTGGCGTTGGAAAGTC